ATTACCATACTATAATAACTTAAAAAGCGAAAATCTGTTTTTAATTAGTGTTTATGCAAAGCAAAAAAGGCACCCCGAAAAGGTGCTTAATCTACGTTATGAAAGGTATAGGAAAGAATCTTACGAAGTTACGATAACTGCATCGTCAGTACCATCATCTGCAAAAGCCGCTTGCAATGTCTGCTTCGTCTGTGCACATCAATAAAGTTTGCTGGAAGTTCTTCCATCTGCCGTGAACGTTAAAGAATAACCGTTAAAGTCACCTAAGCGCTGCACCAGAAGAAATTTCACCAGCAGAAACGTCAGCACCTTGGTCTAATCCCACCAAAAAGAATTGGTCAGTCATAGAACGCACAACAATTCTTGGTCTTCCGTATGCAAGAAGCTTTACGTTTTTAGTAGTGTAGCTACGTCTTGACGCTTTAAGTCAGCTACTAAAGTTTGAGTCATAGAATGTCGTTCCATTATCACGTGACGAATTAATCGCCTGTGTGAAGGAATTACTATTTGACTTTAGTTCGAATTTATACAAGTTTAAAGCCGTTGCCGTGTCTATTGGAGTCCACGTATCTATTTCGTCTTCTTCACCTGTTCCTGTATTATAGACAACAGAATCACTATTTAATTTGTCATAGTTGATAATGTAAACCGCTTTTAATCCACTTACGGAGTCTTTACATTGTTCAATACGACCATTGCTAATATCACAAGCCATTTGTTTTTAGTTTTATGAACAAAAAAAGGAGAAGGCGTTTTACCTCCTCCTTTAATATAGTTCTGGTTTATATTATGCGTAAAGAATAATGTCTTCTAATACACCGATTTGACAACCTGCTGCCATTCTGTAAATTACTCTTACGTTGTCGCTTCCGTCGTACTGATATACAGGAACAACTTTTGCTTCTGAAACGTCGCTTAAAAGAGAAACTCCAAGATACAAGTTAGAGATTTGAGCAGCTAACATTGTGTCGTTTGGTAGACCTTCAGCCATAAACAACTTAACACCGTCGAAAGAAACTCCGCCACCGTCAGCATACCACATTGTACCTCTGTTGTCTACACCGTTTGCACCTGTAGCAGCAAAACCGCCTAAAGCACGAACATAAGCAGCCATTACATTTCTTGAAACAAAGATTCTTGTGTCTTCTTTCCCAAAAATGTTAGTTTGTGCATTTAAAGCATCAACCACCTTTCCAAGCTCATCTATCACATTTAAAGCGGTCACGGCAGCAGCAGCAATTTTGTTAGCAGCTGGAGCACCAGTTGCAATAACACTTAATCCACCGTCTGTGAAACCACCAGCAGCACCAGCAGCGCCTTGCCATAATGTAGTTTCCATTTCTGCCGCAATTTTAGAAGCTACATAGCCTAAAAGATAGTCTTCGAAAGTTTTAGGAATGTCAGAATGTGCAGAAGCACCCATTTGCATTGATTCCCACGTATTAAAAAATTGACTTCGGCAAAGTTGCATATTTACTTGTAGGTCATTGGTTTGCAAGATTTTTTCTGTCAATGTAACAGTTGATCCCGCAGCGTCAAAGTCACAAGTTGCGTTAGCTAATAAAGCTGAAGTTGAAAGGTTTTGAAGAACCTCTTTAAATTTGACGTTTGGAAGTACGGTAACGCCACCGTTTTCGATTGTTGATGCACTTAAAAGTGCTGCTGAAATGTACTTCGAAGCGAATTGACCGCTATAAGTAGTACCAGCAATAATTGGATTTGCCATTGTTTAAATTATTTATTTATTAAAATTTGTTATTTACTTAATTTTGCAAACACTCTATCTAAAGTAGTTTGTGGTCTATTTTGACCGTACTTAATGTCATTCGTGTTTGTCTTGTTTTCTGGATTGTGTGCAATAGGTTTAGCAGCTGGTTCTTCGTTAGAAAGTTCAACTTCTTCTTTTGCTTCTTCTTTAGAAAATTCTTCTTTGTTATTGATCTTTGAAAGATGTTCTACCTCTGCTTTAAGTTCTTCGTTCTCTTTTTTCAAAGCTTCGATTTCAGAAAAGAAAGTTTCTTTAACGATTGATTCAACAGTTTTCTTAACAGGTTTTTCTGTAGCCATTTCTTCTTCTTTTTCTTCGTAGTCTTTTTTAACTTCAACTTCTTCTTCTACAACCTCTTCTTCAACTACTTCTTCTTTCTTGATTTCAAAGATTATACCTTCTTCTTTAATTACAAGAATTTCGCCTTCTTCACCGTCAAGTTTATACTCACCTTCTGGCATTGGAATACGTTGGTCGTCTTCTGTTACAATTACTACTTGAAAACCAGCAGCAAATTCTTCTGCTTCGATTCGTGTTTGTCCGTCTTCAAGACGTCTTTCTGCTAACTTAACTTCCATTCCTAAAAGTTCTCTTACTTTGTTTAGTATTGAATTATCTTTCATTTTGTTTATTTATTCGTGTTTATTTTAAAGATTTTGAAGCGTTTATTATGCGGTCAATTTCTCTTGCTAATTTATCTAAATTGCTTTCTAACTTACTGTAATTCTTGATGTCGCTTGTGTTTAAACCTAAATCTTTTGCAGCTTTTTCAGCATTACTTAAAAATTTAGCACCTTTAGTAAATACACTATTTGATTCTTTCAATAGTTTTGGTAAATCTTTTAGCAAGGCGTTTCTATCTTTTGCAACCTTTTCGGCAAAATTAACTGACCTTTCAGAACCGTCTAAAACATCTTCAGAAGCTTTTAATGCTTTTGCTATGTCATCTGCTAAAGCCAATTCTACTTTTTCAGAAGCTAATTCTGTCTTCTTTTCTGCTTTAGCAAGTTTGCTAAATACTTTGTTTAATTGTGGATTCATACTATAATAACTTTATTTTAAATTGTTTGTTGCATTTTCGTTTTTAATTAGCTGCTATACAAGCCGTGCAGTCTGCATAAACACTAACAGAATTAATGTGTAAACCTTCGCCAGTATGTACTTCTGTAACTGTATAACAACCGTCGTGATGTGAGTTTTCAAATTGAACGTAGTATACGTTGCCTATGGTTAATTCGCTTCCGTGTATATGTACAATATGATTGTGTCCACTTGTGCAATGTGTCACACGGTATTTGTAAGTAGCAGAAGTGTCTTCTTTAGTTATGTTGCCTATTCCTTGCGCCCATATAGAACCGTCACAACAGTCTATACTGTATGTTCCGTTTTTACATAGACAAGCACGTGTGCCACCTAATATACCTGTTCTACTACTTTTCAATTTGCTTTAGTTTTGATTCTGCCCAAGTCTTCGCACTTTTACCGCCCCACAATAAGTATGAAATATATCCGCAGCTTTCTTTGTCGCCTTGATCATAGTAAACTTCTGCTCTACTTAAATACGAATACATACGTTTAATTGTTTTTTCGCTTACAGGTTCACCGTTTGCTAATTGTTGCGCACGTACCTTTCCTACTTGTGTAGCACATTTGTTGTTTACCGCTTTGTTTAAGTCTATGCCACGTTTGGCATTGTTGCTTACGCTTTCTGGATAGTCGCTATAACTTTCTAATTCTTCTTTGCTTAAAAGTTCTTTTAGTTCTTCTACTATAAACCTTTTTTCAAGGTCTTGTAAAGATTCCGTGTTTAAGTCGTACTTGTCTGCAAAGTAGCCTTCTATTGAAAAAGCCTTTTACTTCGCCATTCTTCGCTTTTTCGTAGATTTCGTCGTTGTCTATTTTCATAGAAACCATCCACGTACCTTTAGGCATTTCCATACCGTAAAGTGCAGACTTGTCTTTCTTTGGATCTTCTACTATCCAACTTTCTGTGATATAAGTACCGTCAACTTTTTCATTGTGTTCTAACGTTGCGTTATGGTGGTTAGACTTCTTAAAAAATAGTTCTGAAGCTTTGCGTACTGTGTCTTCTGAAAAGTAAATATAATACTCTTCGTCTGTCTTGTCGTTACGTCTGTAAATTTGTTTGTTAGGCACTAAAGCCGCACCCATAAGAATACGCTTTTCGCTATCTACTTCTTTCAGTAAGACTTCGTGTTTATTTAGTGCTACAAAGTTTTCTTCTATTGCTGGTGATTCTACTACAGATATTGCTTCAATTCCAGCTTGTTCGTCAGTTAAATCTAAAACCAATTCTACTATCTTCATATTATAATAACTTTTAAAGTGTTAAAGTGTTGCATTTTGTACACGGTTACGGTCTAACGCCTGTGCAGTTGTCACTTCACCACTAACTACGTAAGCTTGTGTTGGTTGTTGCTGAAGTTGTGCTAATTGGTTTACGCCACTATCACCGACAACATTAAATTGTGGTGCAGTTGGTGCGTCTGGCACACTACCACTTACGCTTGTTCCACCTGTTGCACCGCCGCCTTCAAATTTTTGTGAAGCTATTTTAGCTACGTTTGCAAGTCCAGCTGCTACTGCAAGACCAGCTGCTATACCACCACGTACAGGCGAAGACGGATCGGGCAACGGTAAAAACTGCGATGCATAGGCTTGTGTCGCACTTAAATAAGTTGTTCCTAAAGTAGTTGCTATTTGTGCTGCTTTCTGTACTTCAAAAGCACGTTTAGCTTGTTTCTCACCTTTCTTACCAAATAGTTCTGTAATGTTGCTTATTAAGTCTAAAGTTTCAAATGCACTATTAATTGCAAACTCTTTATTTCTTTCTCTACGTTCTTGTTCCTTTTTGTGATACTCCATAGATATTTCACCCATAGCAGCATACTTGTTAAACGTACTTTCTACTTCTTCAAAGTTTGCTTCTTTTAAAAAGTCTACGCCTTCTTGTAGAATTGCCTTTTCTGCATCTAATTGCTTTATTCTTTCTTCATTTAGTTTTTCAAGTCTTTTTTGTTCGTCTTCTTGTCGTTTTTTTCTTGCAGCTGCATTTTTTTTACGTTCATTTGCTAATTCTCTTTCGATTTTATTAGATTGTATAAGTAACGCATTTCGTTCTGTTTGAAATTTACCGCCTTTTTGTAGCCCAAGATTTAAAACTCTTTGTATTTCAATTTCTTGACTTGTTAATTTTCTTTTTTTAGAAATATTGTCAAGTTCCTCAAGTTGAAGTTTCCTTTTCTCATAAATAGCATTTATTTCTTCTAAATCTGCATCTACTTTTTGTTTCCTTAATTTTAATGTGCTTTTACCTAAACTTTCTAATAAAGCTAATTCATTGTCGTAAGATTGCTGCCTAATTCTTGAAGTGTATTCTATTTGTCTTTGTTCTTCTTCATATCTTGCAATATTTTCTTCAAATCTTTTTTGCCTTTCAGCAGCAAGTTCCTCTTCTGCAAAATTTGTTAATCCTATTGCGTCGCCTAAATTTTTTAAACCTTGTATTGCAAAATCTATTGCATCTGTAAACAACGCAAAATATCCTATTATACCTACTATTGCAGTTGCTAATAATGCTAAAGGATTTGCCTTAACTATTAGATTAAATACTTTTGTTGCCTTACCAGCAAGACCTATACTTTTTGTGTAGTCTAAAACACCTTGAACACCTTGTTGCAATGCTAAAGCACCTTGTACTTTTAAAAGTGTTTGTTCTAAAGCTTCACTTTCTGAACCTACTAAAGCCATTGCGCCTTGTACCGCTGCAAAACCACTTGTCGCACCTGTAAGCGCACCGCCTAACTTTTGGCTCATTGTCTGCGCTGCTTGATCTACCGCTAAATCTGTTTGTATTTGTGTCTTACGGTAATTACCTACGTTCTTTAAAAGTTCTTGGTATTCTTTAGAAGTTGTGTCACCAGCTAACGCAAGTTCGTAAAGCCTGTCTTCAGCTTCACCCATTCTGGTAGTAAGTGGTTGTAGTTCACCGTAGACTTCTTCAAATGTTTTGTTTAAGCCTTCTACAGAATCGTTTGCAACGTTTGTTGCTTTTGCAAAGTCTTGAAAGTCTTTTGCTGCTTCTTCTGCATTGTTGTTTATGTCAATGTTTATCGTTCGTTTTTCTGCCATTGTTTAAGTCTTTTTTTTAACACTTGTTCACGTTTCTTTTGCTTGTAGGTTTCCTTAACTCCTTTTGGCATAGCGTATAATCCTTTTGCTACTTGTATGTTGTAGCTTTCTTCTATAAAGTCGTCTATCTGTAGTAAGTCTATTATGTTCTTTAGCATTACGGTTGTTGTTGTATAAATATTTGGTTTGCTACTTGTGTGCCGTCTGCATAATCGTAAGTAACAGTCAAAGTGTAAATAGCTACGTTACCTTCTTCGGTTCTTAATCTTATAAAGTCTTCCGTGTTTATGTAGTCTGCGTCATCTTCTGTTGTGATCAACCCAACCGTATCCGTATTTGCTGGTATGCAAACTTCTACAGTTCCGTCTGTTGTTAGTGTGCTTGGCGTTATTGTTACTCCAGCATCACTTGTAGTTATCGTTGCACTTACTGCACCATTCGGAAATAATATTCGAACGTCTAAACATTGCGCACCGTCTGAAGGTTGCAAAGGTTGTATAGGTTTGCCTCCTCCTTGACTTATAACGTCTGTAAAGTCATTTAATAAAACAAAGTTTACTTCGCCTGTTGTTAAGTTTGACTTCATATCGTTAATCATATAACGCTTGTCTCTAATTATAAGTCTGTCGTTTAGCTTTAGGTTTGTAAGTAAGCTTATAGGTAGGTTCGTCTTTACGGTGGTTTCTCTGTTCTTTAAATTGTACAGGTTGCTTAAATAAGGTTGGTAATAAACACTATACAAAGTATTTGGTACAATCGCATCTAACAACGTGCTTATGTCAGCGTTAAAGTTTAGTGTGTAGTTTACGTTTGTATCTTTTAAGTCTTGACCGAAAGGTGCATAAGAAGTTAACGTTTCTGGCGTTACATTATCCGTAAATCTAAACGAAGTTGTTTGATTTTCGTATTGATAAATTATTAAAGGCTTTGGCGTGTATTGGTTGCCGTCTTGGTTTAGTGTTTCACCAATTTGTAAAGTAGTACCTACAAACTTTTGCATCATCATATTTTCAAAAGGTAATTCTACTTTAAAGTCGCCACCGTCATAGTCAAAACTTACGCTTGTGTTACCGTAACCTCTGCTTGTTAAATCTCTAAATATTGTATTTGTTGCGCTTTCGCTTTCTTGGTATTTAAACTCTATGTTTTTGTAAAGCTTTACACGATCAATATTAATACTTTCTATGTCCGTGTATTCGGTAATGTCTACAACTGCGCCTTTGTCGTACCAATCACTTAACGGTTCTATTTGGTAAACGTCTTGTTCTGTTCCGTAGCAAGTCAAATTGAACATTTGTAGAATACCTCTAAAAAAACTTTCTACCGTCATATCTGGCAAATAACTTGCAACACCAAAAACACTTAATAAGGCAAAAGGTGTAGTTCTACCATAAAATAAATTGCTTAAAATTATAGTAGATGAACCGTCAAAAATAGTACATTCTTGTTGGTAGCTTATAGATATGTTAATAGTCATTGCAGCGGTACCACGTACTTGAAAAGTGTATATTCTATTTAACGTTTGAATAAATCCGTCATCGTCTGCAATTCCATAACTTGCATTGCCTGTACCTTCTATTGTCTGTACTAATTGACCATTAGAAAATACGTCTAAATAGTAAGTGTCTGAAGACGTTGTAAACACACTTGCGCCTACTCTATTTCGATAGCTTACTACTGAATAACCACTTGGTAAACTTGGAAACGTTGTAGTTATAGGTTGGTAAGTGTATGTAAGTGTGTCTGCCGTTAAGTCAAAATAGTCTGTGTAATTTAAAGCACTATTGTAGTTGTTACCACCTAAAGCACCTGTTTGAAAGTCTAAACCTTGTGGTTTACTTGTGAATAAAAATTCATTAGTATTTTGACAAAGTAAATAAGCCTTTTGAAATTGTTGACTATCTAAAAAAGTACCGTTGAATGTTACTCCGTACTTTGTTTCCATTCCAGAAAATATAGTAGCTACTTTTATTGCTGGAAATAATTCGTCAAAATGTACTGCGCCTGTTCCTGTGCTTGGGTTAATATCTGTGCTGCCTCCATTACCGTAAGTAATATCTCTGTCAAATATTAGCGGAAAACGTATGTCATAATCTATTGCACCGTTTATAATTCTGTTTTTTACCTCTGTTGCATTATAAGTAAAGTCTGTAGTCACTAACTTAATGTCTACTAACTTATCATTGCTAAACTTATCTTTAAGGCTTAATACATCACCATAGAAAGTAATTTGGTAGCTATACGCACGATTGTTTTTTACTTCTGCTTTCTCTAAACTTATTTTACCTGTTCTGAAAGGTGTGTAGTCTATTTCAATATTGGCGTTCCGTCTTTTGTTAAAATCTAACGTGCTATCAATATCGTTTTGGTAGAAGTGTTCAAAGATTTCGTTGTTCTTTGTAGAAGCTGGTACGCTAAACGATTGGCTAAAGTCTGTAAATACTTTACTTATGTCTTGAACGTTTTGTTGTGTACTTGTAACGTTTATTTGTTCGTCTTCAAATAGGTCTAACCTTTGTCCTTCTATGTAAACTTGTACCGTTCTCATTATACTACGTTGTTGATTAAATCATAAGCAAAGTCAAACGTCAATTCGTAATTCATCATACCATTATTCAAACCTGTCTGCTTTTCTAAACTTTGCGTCTGTACGTTTACAGGATTGTAGAATTGGTTATAGTCGTAGTCTAACAATGTTACGTTTTCACTTAAAAGAAGTTGTTGTAAGTATTCTGCATAATTGTCGTTTACCCAACCTGTGTTTAGTCTTATGCTTTCGTTTCCTGTCTTGTTAAATTCGTGTATCTGTCCTCCGTCTTGTGTTGGTGAATATGGTAAAGCTTGTGGGTTCAGTTTGTACTTGTCTGCTTTTACCGTTACGTTTCTTTTGTTCGCTTTTAAGAAGTATATGCGTGACCAACTACCATACTTATTTACAAAGTCGATCACTACAGGCTTGTACTTTGGTTCACATACAGGCTTAAATTTTGCAGTCCAAATTACGTTACTTCCTGTGTTTAGTTTTTCTACTTTGTTGCCGTACAAGTTCCAACCTGTGTAAACTCTGCCAAAAGACTTAACACCAGCAGAAGTTGCAACGTAGTCTTGTGTCGCTGCCGTGCTTAAATTTGTATAGCGTATTGTTTCGCCTACTTCCATTTCAACGTCAAAGCTTCCAGCAAGTGCGTTTCCTTGACTTGTAGGTATGTCTGCATCGTAGTTGTAGAAATATGTGCCTTCGTCTAAAAGAACGTCTTGCATAACTCTGTTCTGTCCTTCCATATATTCACTATAGCCGTTCATAAATTGACCTGTTACGTTTGGCGTAAGTAGTGTATATGTTCCACTTACTTCTTTGTATTTTTTGACTACATAGTTTACAATGTAATTTGTGCTTATGTCTACGTCAAAATAAATAGCTGCGTCATTGTCCCATTTACCGAATGTGTAATATTCTTTAACATATGGTGCAATATCGTAGTACGTGTTTATGTTGTTTGTCGCTGGTATCTTTTTGCTCAAAGTGTATTGTGGTGAAGCTGGTTGACTTCCTGTAGTCCATAAAAACAACTCTATCTTGCTGCCTGTTTGTCCTGTTTCGTCTATTTCTATAATGAAAGGTGAACGTGATAAATTTATACTCATTTCTTAAAGTTTGATTTCGTTATTTGGTCAAATAGTTGCTCCATATCTAAACCATATTTTTCTATTAGTTCTTCTGGTAATTTCTTATAATACTTTTCAAAAGGCTTCGTAAAAAACATTGTTGGTTTTATACCTTTCTCAAATATGCTTCTTGCGATTGCAAAGTTTAAACCTTTTCTACTTTTGAATTTTCCTTTTATGTCACGTGGTGCTATGCCTTTTTTTATTGCCCATTTATCAAAAGCTTTAGGTGGTGGCATTTTGTTCGTGTATTTGTAGCCGTCTAAACTCTTACCACTTTTCGTACCTTTTACACCTCTGTCTTGAAAGAAGCCGTATTCGTCCATTTCAAAACTTATCTGTATGCTATTTTTAGATTCTTTAACATAAGACTTTAAAGACCTACTTAAATTGCCTGTAGTGTTTTGGCTTTTAAGGTTCTTTTGTGCATCACGTATTACGCTATCACGAAAGTTATTTAAAACGTCTTGTATGTTTTCAAATTCTGCCATTAACAAATAGTCATACCGTTAGGAATTAATATGTCTGTTGTCATAGTCCAACCAGCTAACTTATTTTCAAAACGATCAACAAAAGGTTCACAAGTAGGATTGCCGTCTATTTGAAATTTGTCAGTCCATAAGTCGCCACGTAATAAAAGTTCGTAGCAACGTGTCAATACTTGTAGCTGCGTATTCAATACATATAGTTCGTTGTCGTTACCGTCAAATTTATTTTCTTCTTCGTCTTTTGTTATGTCTACAATGTCCATTGCAAGTATTGAAATATTATATCGTACTACGTTGCCTTCAAGTGAAGCCGTGTTTACAATGATATGCACCAAAGGAAAGATAGTTTGTTTGCTTAAGTCTATGTCGAACAGGTTGCCTTGTGTAACTGTGTTTACTAAAACGTCACCGTCAAAGTGTGTTTTTAGTTTGTCTATAATATCAAAATAATTCATCGCTTCATTTGTTGTTTAATTTCTCTGGCTTCGATTTCGTGTTTTTGCTTTTTGAAGGTAAGATACGTGAGACATTTAGTAAGTCTGTAGCTTGTGACCTCATCAAACTTTGTAATGTCTCCGTCAGCCAATCCATAGATACTTCCATACCAACCCCAGTTTTTGCCAAATTGGTATCTTTCGCTAAATTGGTTGAATCCGTCATCTTCTTCAGTTCTTTCTTCAAATAAGTCTGGGTAGCTTTCAGTAATTCTATTCCTAAACTTGACAAAAAAAAACTGCTGCTTATAGCTACGTCCAAAGGTGCAAACTTCATTAAGTCTTGCATATCTTCATTTGGTTCGTAGTCTACTATTTCGTACTTGTCTTTGTTCGTGTTTTTGATTGGTCTGTACATAACGCTTAAAGCCTTGTGGTACGTCTTCCAATCTTTCATATAGTTTTCTAAATCTACATACTCACCAAAGCTTATGTCGTCAAACTTTGGAATAAAGCCAAATTCTATGTCTTTAATTTTAAACTTTCTTATCAGTTGCGGCTTTTCACTAAACACTTTTGTAAAGTGTGTGATCAATTCGTTTAAGTGCTTCATTTTAATCTTCGCTACTTCGCCAAGCTTCATACCACAAAATATCTGTATCATTTTTTGCGCTATAAATTCTTCATCGTTGCTTTTTTCTTTCATAGCAATGAATTCTTGATACCTACTTAAAGGTATTTCTGAAAGGTTAGTAGGTAGTAAAATATCTAACTTCATATAGTAATAACTTTTTTTTCGTGTTTTTGTACTTTACAGAACGTTATACGAACCGTAGTTCTTGTTCATTCCAAGTGTTTCCATTTCGTGATAGCGCACCGCATCGATTGCGTGGTTGTAATTGTCTACAGGTTTGTTTAGTCGTTTACCTGTCTTGTCCGTGTCCCAACAATAGCTTCTTAACTCTTTTATTAGGTTTGTGCTATTAGAAGTGACTAAATAGTTTTCACGTTGCATTACATCAATTCCGTAGTTGATACTGTCACGACCTTTTGTTACGCCTTTTATCGTTATTCCAGCAAGTTGTAGTGTGCGAATACTTTTAGGTTCTGCACTATCTGCGTATACAGGCACGTCTTTAGGTAGCTTGTTTGCTATGTCTGAATTAAGCAAACCTGTTTGGTATACTATTTCGTTCAGTATTCGTTTATCGTTATGCTTGTAGATTTCTATGCAGCTTGTTGGATCATTCGTGTAACCAAAGTCAAGACCTATGCCTACAAGTCGTGCCTCTTTTGGTATCGTGTCTATCTGCTTCCAGTTGCTGAAGACGATGCCTTCAAGTTTTCCCATAAGACCGTTTACATAAACATCTACCCACGATTTCCAATAGTTAGAAGTTTCTGCTTTCTTTATGTTCTTTTCTATTTGGTCAACTATTCCTACGTCTAAAGCTTCGTTGTCTTTGTATGTTAAGATTATCTTTTCTGCGTCTTCTTGTCCTTCAAGTTCTGTCTGTACCCAAAATTCCGCAGTTGGATTGTAGTCTAAAAATACTTCGTCTTTTGTTCGGATTGACATTTCTAAAAAACTTTCAAAAGATATTTGATTGCACTCATTGATATATAAAATATTTCTTCTACCTCCACGAAGTTTTTTACTATCGTCAGCACTAAAGAATTCTATAAAGCTGCCGTTTGCAAATTCGTATTTTAGTAGTGACTTATTAAACCTGTCGTCTACGAACCTGTTTGTCCACTTCATTACTTTCAAGAAGTCTCTTAATGCACCTCTTCTTAAATGCGGTATGCTTTCAGCTACTACGCTAATTTCTAAACCACCTTTCTTTGCAGCTTTGTCTATGAGTATTGGAAGTATGCCGAATGTCTTACCAGCAGAAGTTCCGCCTTGAATAATTTTGATTCGTTTTTTTAACGCAAGTATTTTATTTATCGCTGTCGTTCTCTTTAACATCTGGAAATAATGGTTGCTCTATGTTCGTTTGTTCTATCTGCTCTTTTAGTGCGTTCAGACGTTGTGTTATGCTTGGGTTATACTGTCCAACCATACCGCCTGTAATTTGGTCTTCTCTTATTTCCTTGCGTATACGTGAACAGACGGTATAAAATTCTTTGTATTCTTCTTTCTTATTGAAGTAATTACTTATTGTTAAGTCGTATTGATTCCAACAAAATAGTTCGAAGCCTTCCATTGTTAAAGGTACTTCTAAAGGTTCTCCAACCATATCACCACTTCTTTGGTTTAGGTGGTACTTTATTCTTGGGTTGCTTTTTCTTTCTACTTTGTAAGCTTTGAACATATCGTACATTTGTTCTGTGCTTTCTATCTTTCTTGGTCTACCTCTTTTTGCCATTGTCTTTTTCGTCTTTTTGTAGGTTGTCTCTATAGCTTGTACTGCAAATTGCTAAACGTTGGTCTGTACCGTATTCGTTTACCATTGTTTTGTCAGACATACAACGTGCCATAAAATCACGTCTCTTTTCGTTTGCTTTTGGTTTAGGAATTGGCATCTTCGTAAGTTTCAAATACTTTAAACATTTTCGTGTTAATTTCTCTTAAGCAACTTGAACATTGTGTTGCCTGTTGGTTAGTGTCAAAGATTCTATTGTATATCTCTAACATTCTTCTTTGGTCACTTGGTCGCATAGTTTCACGTCTTTTAGTGTACCATTCATTTAACCATTCGTGTTCGTCTTCCTGTAGGCATTTAGGTTGTGTATAGCGCCAAAGTTTGTTAAGCTTTTCTTTACGTTCTTCACAACCGCAATCGTCACCAGCTAACCATTTAACCGCAGCTTTTATACCTGTAGCTTCTGTTATCTTTTCTATTGTGTCTCCTAATCCTTCAGACTTCTTTTTTGTAGTTCGTTTTTTTCTTGGTTTCTTTTCCATTTGTTTTTATTTAAGCACCACAAGATAGACATTCATCGTCGTCTAATTCTGGTTTGTTTTCTATTTCTGGGTTTAAGATTAGCTTTAGTTCGTATATCTGTTGTAATGTTTCCATATCTTCGTACATATCGCCTTTAATCTTTGTCTTTAGTCTTTTAATTTCTGCTTTAACATCTTTTTCGTTCATAAATGTTCGTAGTCTTCGTTTATAAAATCTTCGTAGTCTTCGCCTACATTTATTCGTATTTGGTTCTTACAATACTTTAATGTTTGAAATATGCTGCTTGTACTAATCCGTGTTTCTTCAGAAAGTTTTCTAATTGACTTGCCACTATCACGATACAGGTTAAATAACATTTCATCGTACCAGTGCCACGTTTCAACTTCGCTATCAATTTTTCTAATCAATGAAGTAAAAGCTTCTGTTTCTTCTATGTAATCGTATTCAACACCCAAATTGTAGACTTCTTCTATATTAACTTTCTTATGCTTGTTTTGTTGTTTACGGTAGTCAAAGACTAAATTGTAAAGTACACATCTTATGTAGTATTTGTTTACTTTTCCGTTTTCTTGTAGTATGCGTTCTGGCGAACAATACTTACTAATCTTAATGTACATTTCCTGTACTATGTCTTCAGCCAAGTCGTCAACTCCTAAACTCTTTACGATTCGCAAATAGTCTTCGTGATGTTCTGCAACTTTCTTAAGCCATTTCATTGGTTAGTATCTAAACAAATGTAGTGATTATTTTCTAATAGTGTATAGACGTAGTTTTGAACGAAACGTTGTGAATAAAAAAACCTCTCATTTTATAGAGAGGTGAAACATATGTTTTAGCGTTACTTTGGGTTCATTCACTTTTCACGCTTTTTTCTGTACAGATTTTTAAAAAGGTAAGTCGTCTAATTTATTTGGTAAGTCTTGTGGCATATCTTGTTTAGGTGCTTCAGCTTCTTTATAAGGTTCTGAAAACTTCAAGCTTAAATACTTTGTACCGTTCTTTGATTCGTTTAACCATACTGCAACGTCTTTAGCTTTGTTGTCGATCATTGCTTTACCTTTGTAGTCTGGGTGCTGCTCCGTCTTTTTGTAGTCGTTCTTAAAAATTGCACCTGTGTTGTTTTTCTGTTCCATTTATTTTATTGTTTTACTTAAAATGTATGCGCTTAACGTCTTTCGTGTGCGCCTTGCTTTCAATTCTAAAAGCTTCTTTTCTTCGTCTGTTACTCTTAATGTAATGACTTTGCTTTTTCGTGTTTTCATTCGATTAGTGTTTTGTAATATTCACGACATTCTTTTACTCTGTCGTAGATTGCTTTTACTACGTCTTTGTCATACTTTATTTCAAACGTTTTTATTCGTCTTTCTGCTGGTATGTTGTCGAAGTTGTGTTGCGCTTCAACGTGGTTACGCAGTTCTTCGTTTTCATCTATTAAATGTTCTTTCCAATGCGCACGTCTTACTTCGTCTTCTACCATAAGTTCTGGCGTATTGATCAAGCAATAACATAAGTAAGATTTGCGCTTACCTGTTAAAGCCATATAGCCTTGTAGTTGATAGTAGTAGTCTTTGTTCGGTATGTCTTCAGCAAAGAAAGGAAACGTTGTAGCGTCCCAACTTGATTTGACATCTAATATTATGTCCGTGTTTACGTCTGGCGTTCCTGTTAAGTAGTCGTTTTCAAAGTGTTCTTCGTTTTTATACATAAAGCCCAAGTCTAAAACGCTTTCACATAACTTTATACCTTCGTCTTCTACTGCGTTACCTTTGTCTGTGTACCTACTTGAAAACTCTTTACGCTTACCGTACATTTCTTCTATTGCAAGTTCTTGTAAATATGTCTTACAGGTCTTACTTAAGGTTTCTGTTTTACTTCGTGAATTGGTCATTATTTTACCAATGGAAGAGCAGCGAATCTTCAACATAACTCAAGTGCTTTAGATTGAACGTTAGTTAGTGCAAACTTTTCTATTAGTTTGTCTTTCGTAATCTTGCCTTCTTGTACTGCGATAAGTGCGTCTGCAAAACGTTTAGTGTTTAACTTTTCTTTCTTAACTACTTTTACTTGCTCACCAGCTGCGTCTGTGTCTTTGTCTGTTACTAAACCAAGCGCAGAAGATAGTGCGTAACGTCTGAAGTAGGTTACACCACTACCAAAACTTTGATAGTCGTTCATACCTTTTAGTGTTGCTTGTGGTATAAGTGTATTGCTTTCTAACGTTTCACCGCTTTCTACGTGGAAGATAATAGTGTTTAAGTAGTTGTCTTCTTCGTGTGTGTTAATTAGTTGTGTGAATCCTAATCCGTGTTTTTCTAATAACGGATTAATCTTGTCGAAGATTGTAGGCAAGTCTGCATACGAATAACCGTAACCTTTTGTGCCTTTGAATATAGGCTTTACTTCTTGCTGAAAAGCTGCAAGTGCTTTAAATAAGTGTTTCATAATGTAAATATATTAAGTGTTTGTGTATACAAATATAGTGATTTATTGTATATGTTTTACCTTTTGTTTATACAATTCTATAATGTCTTTTAATTCTTCACGTGTATACTTTCGTGTTTTGTGTGCTTCTTCGTGTAGCTTAAACAGTTCTTCGCCTCCTATTCGTTTTTCTATACCAATTTGATAATTCAATAGATCACCACTTTTATCTTTGTTGCAAGGTCTACTACATTGTGCGTGTACGTTTAGTTCTGAAAATCTGACTGCATTGTGACCACCTGCAGAAAAATAGTGACCTGCATCTATATTTCCTTTGCGTAGTGGCTTACCGCAAGAAATACACGGATAACCTTTCGCTTCGTCTCTTGCTCTTATATATGCGTTAAAATAAGTCTGTGCTTTTTTAGTTAAGCTTTGCACCGTTTCAAGTTCTTCTTTCAATTGCTTCTTTTCTTTCTTCCAATTCTTGACCTTTGCAGTCTCTACCCATACTTTAACGCATTCAGACTTAAAGCAGTATTTTTGATTGAAGTGCTTTGCTTCGTATTTTTCTTTGCAATGTTTACAACGTGGCATCGTCTTTTTGAAATATGTAAACTTCTTCTACGTTGCAATTTATGTTAGTGCAAAAGTGTACATTTATTATGCCTTCGCCTTCTAAATTAAAATCTTCGTATTCGTGTTGTTCTTGCCATTTTATTAGTTGTGTGCATTGTGGGCATTTCATAACTTAAATTGTTTTATTATTAATTCTAAACATCGTACTACTATACTATTCCCAGCCTGTTTGTAAGCTTGTGTATCTGAACAAGTCCAAGTAAACGTATCAGGAAAGTCCATTAGTCGAAAGCATTCTCTTGGCGTTAATCTTCTTATTTTATGGTTATTTTTTTTTATTAAGTCATCGCAACCTCCGCCACCTACTTTTAAAGACGACATTACACCATTAACATTATGAAAATTTACTCCAAAACCGTTACCTTTTTGTTTTTGTCTTTTATCGTAATCAATAAGTTTTTCGACTGATGTTTTACTTATATAATATTTATCTAAATTAATATATTGAACATCTCTTGGTTTCTTATAATAAGATGCAGGAATGCAAGAACTTGCTTCTGGGTTATCTTTTGCTAAAATATCTTTATTTGCTTGGTGTCTTAATAAATATTTAACAGCCTTTTCTGATTGTAAATACTTTTCATCAAACTCATTCTGCAACACATCCTTTAATATTTTAGTTAAGTGTTCTTCTTTTGCCCACCTAAAATGATTGTCCTGATCATCACGAATACCAACAATGAAAACTCTTTCTCTATTCTGTGGCACTCCGTGTTTTTTTGCGTTCATTACTTTATAGTAAATGTGATAAGGTACGCTATCTTCATAAGCAAACAATACAGGCAAACCGTTTACGCTTTTACCTCCTAACATATTTACCCACTCTTTAAAAGTGTTTCCGTTGTCGTCTGACAATAGACCTTTAACATTTTCAAAGATAAAGTATCTTGGTTTGTTCTTCTTTATAAATTCGTGGCTATTAAAAAATAATACGCCTCTTTTATCGTCTTTGCCTAATCTCTTTCCAGCTAAACTAAATGCCTGGCAAGGTGGAGAAGTCATATAAATATCTAAACTTTCTTTTGGTATTTCTCTTTCGTAAACATCTTTTGGATAGTATTTAGGTTCTCCGTAATTATGTATGAATGTTTCTCTTGCATACTTGTCCATATCACAAGCGAAAACCTCATCGTATTCAATACCCAAACGCATTAATGCTTGATTGAATGCACCTACTCCACTAAAATCACTACCTACCTTTATCATAATTCTAAGTTTATTATTCTTATGTCTGCGCTTGTGCTTGTTATAGTTGGCGCAATCCCATTAATATTATATACTCTATTGCTTTGTTCGTGTACGCTTATTTTTTCTTCAAATTCCATAATGCTGCTGTCAAATTTATCCGTATCAATTTGTAATATTTTTTTTAATTCCAACCAATATTCTGCGTTTGGTATGCTAAAGCAGCTGTCTTTTCTAAACCAATGTTCAACAAGTGTTTTTTTTACTCCTAACATTTCGCTTATTTTTTTTATAGATATATTTCTTTTGCTTAATGTTCTTTTTAAAGCTTCTATATCTACTTCGTGTTTTCTAACTTTTACTGTTTCAGGAATGTCATAGTAAATAACATTCATAATTCTAATTTAGCATCGTTTATAATTTCTTTTAGCTTGTCTATTTCGTGTTTATGTTGTGCTATTATAATTTGGTTACGTAGGTTCGCTTTACATTCTAAATAGTATTCGTCTTCAAACTGTAAAAAAACGTTGTGGAAGTGTTCTATGTCGTTTGCACTTTCTTGCATAGAATTTATTAAATCTGTTCTGTCTTCGTGTTTTTCACGTAGTTCTTCAAGACTTGACTTAAACTTTATCAATGTAGTTTTTAAGTTGATCTTGGCTTTAAGTATTTCTAAACTATTCATTTTCTTGTGCAAATTTTCTTATGTAAACATTTGGTGCTGGATTGTCTTGCTCATAATATAAAAACTTTTCTTTATCGAACCACAAAATTAATTGACCTATCTTACCAGCAGAACGTGGCTTAATCTTGTTAAAGTTTATTGTTGCTTGGTTGTAGCTTAAATCTTCACGGTGTACAGTTATCATACACTTGCCACTATTAAACCATTCAGAACCACCTTTTAAGTCATACGGTGAAGGAACACTACGTTTACCGTTTATCTTTTCTGTAAGCTTTGGGTGTATAATCGTGTGTAAGTGTAGTTCGTTGTCTTCAGCTATTTGATTTCTATACGGTAGCACTACTTCTAAATATTGTGCGTAACCTCCATAGTCGTGGTATGGGTGGCTTAAGTCTTTCCAACTATCTATACTTGCAGTTTGTAATCCGTGTTTTTGTTTAAGTTCTACTGCATAGTCATAAAATTGGAACGGTGTCATTTTAGCTTTTACGTCTTTCTTTGTTAGTATATGAAAGTGTTCAAATATCCAATCTAAACTATTTGTGATTTCTCTGTCTTTGATCACATTGTTTTCTAACGGATTGAAGCTTTTACCTGTAAGCTTGTGTATTAAGTCTGCAACTATTTCTACGTTGTTGCCTACGTCTGGAAAGTAAACTAAATGTTTCCAACCATAAAACTTACTTGTGTTTAATAAGCATTCCATAAGCACTTGTGTTTTTCCCGACATTGGGAAACCTGTCCAATCTGTGCAGTTACCTAATTGCATACTGTAGAATTCGTCTAAACCTTTCCAACCTAAATACTTACCTTTTTGATTGTAGTTATCTCTATGCTTAAATATTTTGTCTATTATGTCGCCTGTTTCTGTTACCTTATAACCTTCTATTCCCACGGTGCTTTAAATTTATTAAGTGTTTTTAGTTCGTGTTTTGTTTGTTCCTTCTTCAACCAATTCTTGCAAGTCAAATATAACGATTTGTATTTCTTATTGTTTTTAAAGTTCTCTATGCTATCTAAACACGAATCAATTGTCTTCTTTTCGTAGTCAGCTTCTAACTTGTTAAACTCTGAAACAGTCATAGACAAATGCGCAAAGCGCCTATATATATCTTTTTCTTTATCATTATCTTTATCACTATCTCTATCAGTTATGTTTGTTATAGGTTTATAACACTTGTTCTCTTTGTTATCTTTTGCCCAACGTTTAGCCATTCCTTTTTTACCAGCTTCACTTCTTTTTTTACAAGTAGATTCGTATTTACGTAAGTCACGCTTTAGACTTTGTTTTATAGGTTCAAAACATAAGTCTGTTATTATGTCTTCGGTTTCTGGGTTTAAGTCGTTTACGTACTCTAAAACGTGCTTAAACAACTTACCAGCTTGTTCATCGTTTAACTTCTTTACCGTATGCAGTAAGTCGCAGTAAAGTAAAAAGCTTTTCTTATTGTCTGCCATAAATTATTGTAAAAAAAAAGTGCCGCGCTTTCGGTGGGTAGGAACACTTACTAACGCAACACTTAAAAAATTCGATTGTCCTACCAACATTACAAATATAATTAAAATTCTAAACTCAAAAATTTTATAAGTTCTTTTTCTGTTATTTCTTTTTTGTTTAAATATACTCTGCCATTTTCGAAAGTGTCACCTTCAAAGGTTATTAGATTATAACCGTAATACTTCCAGTTATCGTCTAAACCTTTTTTAATCCACCTGTGAACGTTTTTGATCATCTTGTATTGTCCTACACTTGGTTCTACATTTCTGCATTTAATTTCTAAAAGTGCGAAGCTTTTTGTCTTCCAATTCCATAGCATAAAGTCTATGTCGCTAACGCTAAAGCCTGTGCTGCTATCTGGTAGACTTCTACGAATCCATTGACTAAAGTAAATGTCTCTTATTCCGTGTTTTTCTTGTCGTGTCATTCGTACATATTATTGTTTAACCTTCTTTTTATTATGTTTAAATCTGTGATCGTAGTAGCTTTTCTTACGTCTTTTTCTAAATTGTAACGTTCTTTTGGTACAGGTATTTCACCGAATATTTGTTCGTATTCTTCTGTGTCTACTTTTAGCATTGCGTCTTTAGACTTTGTTAAGTCGTTGTAACGTTTTATGCCGTGTATGATCGTAGCGTGATTCCTATTAAAAAACGAACCTATCTTTTGAAAGTTCATTCCGTGTTTACGCATTATCGTATACATATACATACGTTTGTTTATTAAAGGTGAAAAACGTTCTTTACTGGCAAGTCCGTCTTTTTCTATCACCTGTTTAATCAAGTCCTCCATATATCCAAGTTATAACTGCGCAGTAAATTATTTCTATTAGTCGCATATTTCTACTTTAATTATTAAGCCTTTCCACAAGTTAAAAGCGTTTATTGCGTCGTGTCTATTGTATGCCTTTATGTATTTAATTGCATAGCTTACAGGTGCGCTTGTGTCGCTTCCTTTGTAAGTCTTGTAAGTAATTCTATAAGTGTTTAACATTTCTTCACGTTTTAGTAAGTAATCAAAATATAGACTATCGTTAAAATTGTCCCAAAATTCAAGTTTAAAAGGTTCTATCATATTATTTGTCTTCGTTTAAAATTCGTTCAAGTTCTGAACATATATCTTGTTTAGAATAGTATAAAATACCTTCACATTCTAAAGTGTCTATTCTTACAAAAGTTGTAGTTTCTTGATGTTCTTCGTATTGTATTTGATCAGTAAAACTATTGAAGCTTACCGCTTCTTCTATCCAATAAGTTTCTTGTTCTATGCAAACACGAAATGAAGTATCGTGTATTCCAAATTCTACAATATCGTCTTCAATGTTGAATATATCTATTTCGCCTCTCATTTATCCAAAAATTAAAAGTGTGTAATAAAACATAACTATTAAGCTGCATACGCATAAAGCGCCAAGTATTGTGTCTTTCATATCTATTTCGTTTTTAAATTTATTAATTGAATAATATCTTCTTTGTCAAGCTTGTCATAAACTTGCTTTAATGTGATTCTAAACTTTGGTGGTTCGTGTTTATACTTGCCTGTTTCTAATAGTCCGATTTTACGAAAAAGCGAAACATCTAACCTTGTCAATTTATTTACTAAAGAAGCTTTTGTCATATCTATAAGGTTCATAATCTATTTATTTAGTTCTTTAATAATTCTTATTGATTGCTCCATTCCTAAAATAAGCATTTCTTGATTTTGAAATTGATCATAACCAAATTCATAAGGTCGAAGTTCTTTTCCTTCTTGTAATGGAATGCCATATTCGCTACTGCGTATTTTGAGTATTGCATTTTCTATTTCTGAAATTATTTTTTCTGATGTCATAATCTATTTATTTAAGTGTTTTTAGTTGTTTAGTAAATCGTTCGTTTAATCTGTCTATGCACTTTTCCCATATCTCTATGTTGTGCGTGTTTTTGTTGCGTATAGATTCAAACTCTGAACCTAACCCCCAAGCATTTGACCATACTGCGTCGTTGCATCTTTCATAAAAGACAAACTTTGCCTCTTCAATATCTAATAAAATCTTTAATTTTTCTGTCCTATTCATTTTTTAAGTGTTAATTGTGTATACAAATATAACAACTATTACGAATTATCAACAAAAAAAGTTACGTTTTTAACAAAAAAACTTTAGAAAAGGTGTGTAAGTCTTGCTACTTGTCCGTTTTCACGGTGATGAATAAAGCCTTCTACGGCTTTTGGTGCGTGTTGGTAGCCTTTTTTATGATGCCAAGAATCTGTGCCAGAAGGTGAACGTAAGCTTTCTACGGTTACGCCTATAAAATCTTTGCTTGTTTTGTGATGTACGTGGTGCGTGTAAACGTACCTGTGTTTAGTTTCAGACCATTCTACTGCAAATTCTTGTGCCATAAGCAACGGTAAATCTTGGTGCTTTGCTCCGTCTCCGTGTGTAGTGCCTATTAAGTTTTGTCCGTATTTATAACCTTTTCTGTGTGATATTGAACAGTCAAAGCTTATGTTTTTGCAGTTTCTGAAGTGCGTTTTTATTACGTCTGCTAAAAAAAAGCCTGTTTGGTAGTCGTGATTACTTGGGTTAAATGTAAAATGAACGTCTGCTACTGCGATCAACTGAAGCAAAATATCTACATATAATTGTTTAGCTATTAAGAAATTTCGATACCACATTTCTGTAGTGTCTTGATTTGTGCCAGAAGTCGTGGTTCTGCTTGGTGTGTCTATGTGTAGAATATCGTTACCACCGATAAATAAAATTTTATCAATAGGAAAGCCTTGCGCTTTGTTTAAAATGCCTTGTACGCCTTCTTTGACACGTTTAACGGCAATTTGGTTGTTGTAGTCTTCACCTGTTTCAAATGAATCTGCAAGTTTACCTATGTGTATGTCTGCTGGGTCAATTACTAATAAATAGTCTTTCGTTTTTTCGGTGCGTACTAATTTAGGAAATTTAGGCGCAAATTGTTTTAAATCTTCTACAAGCTTTTTACTTAATTCTTCTAACTTGTTTTCTGCTTCGTTTTTATGTAATGGGTTCTTAAAGAATAGACTTGCTTGTTTAGTTTTTAACCAACCGTGCTTAACGCTTTCAATATCTACACGAGCTTCTTCACTTGCTGCTTTTAAGCCTCTATATCTAAATAGTATTTCGGCTTCGTCTGGTGTAAGTCTGTAACGTTTGTTCATAGAAACTTTTTAATTAACTGCATAGCTGCTAAAACAAGAACGATCAAAAACACCCATAGTAAGTAATTAGGTTGTTTACTTGCTTTTGCTTTCTGTACTTCTACACGTGTTTCGTATCTTATAGTGTCTCTGTGTATCTTGTATTCTATTCGTGTTTCTAACCTTGTTTTAGGCACAAATACGTTCTCATAGTGTACTATAGTGTCCTTACTACTAAAGTATTTTTCGTATACAATAGTGTCGTGAACAACAATAGGCACAGAATCAATAGTTGCTATTCTTATCGTGTCGCTTGAAATAAGAGGTTTTAAGCCTTTCTTTAGTGCCTTTTGGTAGTGATAGTTAGCAGAGCAACTAAATAGCGTTAGAACGCAAATAAGACTATAAATTCGCATATTCTTCTTGTACGTTAAAACTTGGACAAGCTTTATTAGCATATTCGTTGTGTCCGTGAATCGTCATATCTTTGTTATACTTATAAATTAGTTCGTGCATAAGTTTTATAAGACTGTCTTTCTGTGCTTGTGTTCGTGTATCTTTAGCTTTCTTCATATCTTTTGACATACCACCTACGTAACAAATACCTATTGAACCTCTATTTTGTCCAGAACAATGTGCGCCTTGTCTTGTAATCGGTCTTCCGACAGAAATTTCACCGTTTAACTTAATGAGAAAATGGTAGCCTATGTCGTTAAAACCTCTTTTTAAGTGCCACCTTCTAATGTCTGCAACATCGTGATGTCTACCTTCTGGCGTAGCAGAGCAATGAATTATGATTTTATTTATCTTTCGCATTTATGTCTTTAAAGTCTTGCGTAACTTCTTTTGCTCTTGCAAATAGGTTCTTAAGTGCAGTCCATAAATCCACATTTTTTACCGCTTTTATATTTTCGTTAAGACTTATGACTTCGATTGATACTAAAACTAAAGCAAGTATTTTAGTGATCAGCAGCTCAACAGAAAAAAATGTTAACACTATGTCGTTGATAATAAAATAGTCTATTAGGTAAAATAGCATTACGGTAACTTCATACAAAAGTATTTTAGAAATTACTGCACTTAATTTTCTTGACGTAATTGGCGTTCCTAATTTTTTAGATTTCCAAACGCCTGTGATAGTGTCAACAATTACAGAAACACCGATAAGAATAAGTATGCCAGATATAGGCAAAAAGAAGCTGCTAACAATAGCGAATAATTGCATTGAATATAGTTTTAGTTTAGTTGTTAGCAAAAGTAACTGTGTTTTCATTGTTCAAGTTGTTCGGTAAGTTGGTAGGTTAGGTAAATTGCAAGAAAGCACCCAATAGCCTTTACGTGAAAAGTATTATCGTAGAACATTCCAAAGGCTGCAATGTAGCCAAACACGAAATATAATATTGCTAAAACTTTCGTATGCATTATTCTACAGGTATAGGCTCTGACCATTCTGCCGATGCCATAAGCAATAAAGCTTCAGCGTGAGTCATTGCTTGTAAAATTTCAACGCTACCATCGCTTATAAAGGTAGGTACTGCATTGTACTTAATGACAAACTCAGATTCGTCTAAAGATTTGCGTATCGTGTTTTCGGATGTTTCTCCGATTTGTGCAAAGTCAATTAAAGGCAAGTCTGCTATGTTAATTGTTGCGTATGTTTCTGCTTGTTTTGTACTCATTGTTATTCGTTTTTATGTTGGTACGTCTGTTGTTCTATTGGCTTCAATCATATTGATAGACCTTGCTATTCGTGTATCTGTACCTACGCTTGTCATTGTCCACGTTGCACCATTCCACGTTGCATTGTCACCAAGTCTGAACCAAACAAATGGTGAGTATGCGTCAAGGCTTTGTGGTTCTCCGTTGTTATATATTGCAGTTATGTCGCTTTGCGATAACTCTGTTGTGAAAATAGCCGTTTCGTCAACATTGCCCAAAAGTTCGTTAGTTGAATATTTACCAATCTCTACAGATTGACTTGTGTTTGACATTGCAGTATATGATCCACCACTTGTTGTTACTGATTCTGCCACTCCATTAATATATAAAGTCATACCATTGTATGCAGTTGAGCCACCTCTACCGTCATAAGTACAAGCTACGTGATACCAAGTATTAGTAGATAGAGTTGTCGTTCCTGTAGCAAAATTATTAGCACCATTTGACGCATCTATAAACAACAATCTTAATTTGCCTCCTGTAGTATAAAATAAATATTCTCTTGTACTACTACTTGAACCATATTTTGTCACAATACCTTGTGCAGTTGTTTGTCCTATTTTAACCCAAGCAGAAATACTAAAAGGCGAATCTGTAGTACCATTACCAAAACTTAAACCGCTTGTGTTAGGCACTAAAAAGTAGTCATCAACTCCGTCAAAGCTAAATGAATTTACATTGCTGAAGCTTGGTGTACTTGGCGTTCCTGTTATGTTAGTTTCACCGCTGGGCGATAACGTTTGACTTTTACCCCAATTTATCGTATTGTCTGTTGCGCCTTGACCGTAGTCAATAGTATTATTTATTGCTGCTTGTCCGAAACCTATTGTATTGCTCATATATAAATAACTTTTTTTTCGTGTTTCTGTTGCATTTAAGGAACGTCTGTGCTTCTTGTTACTCCGTTTGTTAATGTTCCGTTATTGCCTCCGCTTCCGCTATCTGTTGCAGTTGTTCCACTACCTTCAAAACGCCACCAACTCAAAGGTGATAAATTGCTAATGTCATTAGGCACACCGCTATTGTATATAGTAGATACATCACTTGCAGATAAAGCCGAATTAAACAAAGCCAATTCGTCTATGTTGCCTGTAAATTGAAATCCGTTTGTTGGCGCATATCTTCCTATGTTGTATGTTTGAGAACCTATCACATTTGATTGTGTGCTTGTCGAACCAAATGCAGAACCGTTAATATATAATTGTAAAACTCCGCTTGTTCTTGTTACTGCAACGTGCGACCATACATTAGGCTGAATAACACCAGCGTTTGTTTCATAAGTTGACGATAAATAAAAATGTAATTTACCTCCGCTTCTTACCGCAAAATAAGGACCTACACTTCCACAACTTAAAATCATATTATAAGTATCCGTTGTATTACTTGGTTTTATCCAAGCACTTATGCTAAAATCATCTACTAACGTTATAGCATTACTTATATTTACATAGTCATCAACACCGTCAAGCAATATAGACTTTGTATTACTAAAAGGTGGTGTACCACTTTCAGACTGCGCTATGATTCCGTGCGTACTTACTAACATTATGCTTCAAGATTTCCTGCTACATACCAAAGGTCTGTACTTTTCTTAATTAATGTTGCAATGCCATATTGCCCAACAATTTTAAGCTTATTACCTTCTGCGTATAAATTAACGCCTACAGACTTGCCTATGCTTGTTTGACCTGTTCCAAGTTGCGCCACTAAAATTTGTGTGCCTATTGGAAAAGCGACAGCGCTATTTAAAGGTATTATGATTTCATTAGCAGATGCGTTATTTATTTCGACCATTTTATTTTGGTCTGACAATACCAAAGTATAGGTAGCAGATTGCGTATTAAATTCAATCTCTGTAAGACCGCCTTTTAATTCTGCGCCTGTTATCTTTTTAGAAACATAACCACCAGCACCGTCATCTTCAGCTATTGCAAATTCGTCTGTACTTGCTAAATTACTTGCCTTTGCCGTTAATTGGCTTATCCGTATTTCTGCCATAGTATTTTTTTAAATATAGTTCTAAACGTTTAACGTTTTTTGCTTTTGGTTTGTACTTCATAACACCCAACCTGTAAAATTATTGTAAGTATTTGGGTACATATCACTTCCACTATTTGCATTGTATTCTGGAAACAATGTACTGTTTTGACAAATGTAGTCTATGAACCTTTCTTTGTAATGATCGTAAGTCTTTCTTTCACGTTCTATTAAAAAGTCTATTTCGTCTTTACTTACCGTTTCGCTATTTTCTGCTCCGTGTTTATATACGCCTTTGTTGCCTATTGTAATAGCTGCAAAAGGCAAATACTCTAACATACTTGCGTGTATAAGACAAGGCTTAATGTATGTTACAAGAAGGCTTAAATATGGATCAGCTAAAGTTCCAGCAATTATGTCTGCTTGTATCTTTTCAAGTAGTCTTGTTCCTAACATACCTTGAATGTGTATGTCTTGTGCTATAGAAACGTATTGAATAAACTTGTCTACGTCTACATTGCCGTTTACAGAAGTAAACTTTACTACGTCGTTTCGTGAAATTAAAAGTGCTTTTGCCATTCTTATTGTCTTTTGTTACTTGGTAAAAAACCTTGGTTCGGCATATCAATAGGTCTTTGACTTACTAACTTGCTATTTCTTATTTTATATCCGTATTTCTCTGCCTTCTTAACTGCAATACGTGCTGCCTTTGGGCTTCTTACGTCTATTCCTGTGCCTTCAAAACTTACATATATTTGTTTATTCCAACGGTGGTAACAATTTCCGCCACCTTTCCACTTCCAAATAGAATAAGTATTTGTGCCACGTGGTCCCCAACCTTTGTTTACTTCTTGTGTACCCATTCTAATTATATCTTCTTTACGATATATTTTGTCTGCCTTCATCATATTTCTACAAAAAGGTCTGCTATCTTCTTTTCTTTCGCCTTCATAAACATAACGTGTAATAAACTTAATACCGTCTATTACTCTGTCTTGTCCACTTTTTGCATTTGGAAACGCTGAACCTGTAGAAACAAGGTTTACAAGCTTGTCAGTCATATTTAATTTAACCGCCTTATTAAGCATTTCGTTTTCTTCTTCGTCTATGTCGTAGTCTACTTCATATTGGTCAAGTAACAACCATTCTGGGTGTGCGTCTTCACCTAACGCAATAAGTTCTGCTGCTGCTTCGTCTTTGCTTAATTCTACGCCTGTTTCTTCTTCAAGTTCTTCTGTTCCTACTTGCACACCTATTTCTACAAACTCAAGCGGTTTAAGTGTCTTAAAGTATAAGTTCAAGCTTATGTTGTTGTAAGCAAGTATTTCGTCAAATGCGTCTATTAGAAGTTCTTGCATTGGCTTAATTACCATATTGTTGAATAGTGCAAAACTGTCTTTTAGTTCGTCTGAATTACTACTAAAGCCATTGCTTGAAGCAATACCAAAAAGTAAAGGCGAAGTAACGTTATGCGCTAACATTATTTTTCTTAAACATTCTTCGCTTAAAGTTGAATAAAGGTCTGGTGCATCGTTAACAGGCATTGCGTCAACGGTAGTCTTTGATTCGGAGTTATTGTTAAAAGAAATTATGACCTTGTCTCCTGTTGGTCCAGAAAGTTGATTTAAAACCTTTGCTTTTATTTCGTGCATTTGGGATTCCGAAGGTATACCATTAGAAAAATTTATTACGCTTCTGCCTGAAAAACCTGTAGAAACTTCATTTCGAAGATAAGTGCTTATGTCTTCTTCTAAAGCACAATAAGGTAAGCCACCTGTATAGTCTACAAGTGCGAAATATTTCATTCCTACACTATAAGGCTTTACCATTAGTATTTCAAGTCCGTCTTTTGAACAACCGAAAGCACTAATTCTTTTTGGTGGGTATTTCTTAACGTCTTCCCAATTATCCGAATAATAGTAAGCTTCTATTTTGCCTTCTTCGTTACACTTCTCTGGTCTTAACAACTGAACAGGTATGTGGTGGGTGTTTACAATCTTCTTACGGTCTTTAGAGTATATAACTTGCATTGCACATTGTCCAAGTAGTTTTAAGTCTGTTACAAGTTGTCTAACGTCTTGCTTCTTAAACAACGACATCATTACTGCATAGTCATTCGGCTTTACTTGTGCATCTGTTGCGTTTAAGCCTTTACCGTAAACCAATCTTGTAATGTTGTTTATAATAGCATTATTTGTTGTGCTATTAGTATACATATTGATCAAGTGATTGTAGTAGTTGTTGTCTTCACCGTATTCAACCCAATCGTTGCGCTTACTTTCTGTTATTACAGGTGCTTCGTATGTGCTTAATTCTAATAAGTGTATGTTATTACTCATAAATTATAAATTCGTTATTTGAAACGTTAGACGTATATTGTCCGTCATTGACTGAATAGTTGACTACAGGCGTTTGGTTCGTGCAGAATATTCTGTCTTTATGTACTGTTGTAGTTCCGTTTTTTAGTTCCAAAGTGTAAAAAGTGTTGTTTACTAAATTGAATAAACCATTAACAAATGTTGCATTGATTGTATCGTAGTAATCGCCATTCGCAAAACTTGTAATAGTTATTTCGGTTGTTACGTTTGTAGATTCTCCTGTGATAAATAACGCGTCATAAGTTTGGCTTCTTGGTATAAAGCTAAAACTTTGTTCTGTTGCTATCGGTTGTAAAATAAT